CGTGCTCGATCCACACCACGGTGACGCCGCCGGCGCGAACGTCGCGGATGGTGTCGACGAGCTGGTTGCATTCGCTCTCGAATCCCCTCGGCCACGGTTGTTTCTGTGTGGGCTCCAGAGGGGTGCCATTCCTCCTACGGAGCACCGCACACATGGTCACCCTGCTCGAAGCCCTCAAAACCGCGCTGGGACGCGGCGAGACGAAGCGCTCTGGCGTTATCGCCACCTTCGCGCGCACGTCGCAGTGGTTGGCGGATCTCCCGTTCAAGGACATCGCCGGCAACTCGTACGCCTACGATATCGAGGCCGCCCTTCCCGGCATGGCCTTCCGTGGTGTCGGCGAGGCGTACACGCCGAGCTCCGGCGTGGTCAACCCGGCGTCGGAAGCGCTGCGCATCGCGGGCGGCTACCTCGACATCGATCGCGCAACCGTCAAGATGGCGGGCACGCAGGCGCGCACGAGCCAAGAGGCGATGCAGGCCAAGGCGCTCGCCGCGGCGATCTCGCACAATCTCATCAAAGGGGACTCGAGCGCGAACCCGCGCCAGTTCGACGGGTTGCAGCGCCGGCTGGTCGGGACGCAGTTGACCGCGGCGGGCACGACGGACGCGGGCGACGTGCTCTCCCTGGCGATCCTCGACTCGTTCATCGACACCGTCTCAGGGCCGAACAAACAGCTCTGGATGAACAAAGTGATGGCGCACCGCCTCACCGCCGCGGCCCGTACCTCGACGGTCGGCGGGTTCATGCTGTGGGAGACCAACGCGTTCGGTCAGCAGATCGCGAGCTACAACGGTATCCCAATCCGCTTCCAGTACCCGGATAACGACGGCACCGAGAGTCTGGCGTTCGACGAAGCGGGCGACGTGAATGGCACGCCGGCCGGTACGTCCTCGACGTCCATCTACTGCGTCTCGCTCGGCGACGGGTACGTGTCGGGGATTCAGAACAGCCCGATCGAAGTCGTCGACCAGGGGCTGCTCGATTCGCCGCCCGTGTATCGAACGTTGATTGAATGGCTGATCTCGATGGTGGTCGAGCATCCGCGCGCCGCGGCCCGATTGGGCGGCATCGCGAACGGCGCTGTGGTCGCGTAATCCAGTGGCGACCGCAACCGTCAGGGCGTGGCAGGAGAAGGTGGCCGCGACAGCGCTGAGCCCCGCTGTCCTGCGTCCGGTCGACGTCGTGATCGGAACGACCGAGGCCGCCTTCGACAACGCGATCCGCGACTACCTCGCGGACGGCATGCTGAACCACGGCACGATCACGGTGTCGGCGGGCGACGCGACGAAGTTCAAGACGACGACGATCGCCGCGTTCACGATCGCAGGCGTGACGTACACCAAGGCCGCGACGGACGCGCTCGTGTTCTCGACGGCGGGCACGATCAACACCGCCGGTGCAGCCACGACCGCGCATTGGGGCGCGTGGCTCGTGCAGATCGATGCGGCGGGCACGATCTCGACCAAGGCCGTTGGTGGCGGAACGACTGACCAGGACTACGCCACGGAAGCGCTCGCGATCGCGGCGCTCCCGGCGGTGGACGCCGGGAATATTCAGCTCGGTTACATCACCGTGCAGGGACTGGCGTCGACCGAGTGGGTTGCTGCCACGGGCAACCTCACGGTCGGCGGCGGCGCTGGCAACGTCACCGCGCGCTCGTTCTACAATCTCCCGGCCGTGAAAACGCTGCCGGCGGCTCTGTAAACCCCGGTCACCCTCAGAGGGACACCTTCTCATGGCGCGCAACCGATTCGATTACACGTTCGATTCCGACCTCGAACTGAAGGACAGCTCGGCGGCCATCACCAGTTCTGCCGCCGCGCTCGTAGATACGGTGGCGCGGCAGATTGACCTCGGGCCCGGTCGCGTGGACGGCGTCATCGTCCTCGACGTGACTGCGGTCGACGTGGCCGCTGGCGACGAAGCCACTGTCATCGCGCAAGTCTCCAGCGTCGACGGGTTCGGCTCGCTGTACTTCAATGCCGGGTGCCTGATCTTCGGGGACGTGACGCTGAACGGGCAGGCGCTGGACTCGGTCGTCGGCCACTACGAGTTGCACTTCACGAACGAAGTGAACGGCACGGTCTACCGCTACCTGCGACTGTACACGCTCATCGCGGCGAGCGGATCGCTGACGTACACGGGCTACCTGGCGAAGGCGAAGTAGCACGTGGCCCCGCTCAAGCATGCCCGGTCGGTGCCGCCGGCCACGGGCAAGGTCACCGTGTATGACGTGTCCACGGGCGCCGCGTTGGAGCGGTGGCCCGTGGACGCACGCGTACTCATCGCCAGTGGAGCGTTCGCCTGGTCACCGCCGGGCGCTGGGGGCGAAGACGCGGCGGTGCCGTCGTGGGCAAAGGGGATCGGCGAGCCGCCGGCTGTGCCCGACCCTGAACTCACGCCGCTCGGCGAGCGCGTGATCGCCACGCGGCGCGAGGCCGCCAGCCCCGCGGCGTCCGGCGGGCCGAAGATCAATCGGGCTACGCGGTAGCGAGGGCCGATGCCCGATCTCGTCGCGACGGTCGGATCAGCCACCGCCAACGCGTTCGCCGACGTGGACGAGGCCGACGAATACCTCGACGCGCGGTTGAACGCGTCGGCGTGGACCGCGAGCACCGTCGACGAGGACAACAAAATTCGCGCGCTCGTGGAGGCCGCACGGGAGTTGTCGGCGCTCGAGCCGCTACTCCAGGGGTATCGCACCGACGCCGTGCAGGCGCTGTGCTTCCCGCGAACGGGGGTGATCAACACAAAGGCCCCCGTGGATGGACCGCTGGGCACGTCGGGTTATCCGGAGTTTGATGATGACGTGATCCCGGCGGACTGGGTCGCGGCCAACATCGAACTGGCGTTGGAGTTCTTGAAAGCGGGGACGTCAGACCTCGCGAGCCTCGACGCGAAGCTCAATGTCATCCGAAAGAAAACGGGGCCGCTCGAAACCGAGTGGGCAGACCCGGCGCAGCGCGCGCAGGGGCTCGCCCGATTCCCCCGTGTGTGGGCGTTGGTCGAACAGTTCCTCGCCGAAGAAGCGACGAGCGGGCTCACCGTCGTGAGAATGTAGATGAGCCTCTACACGCAGGACGCGGCGGACGCGCTAGCGGACATCGCGGAAGCGGGCGGGGTCGTCACGTTCCCCGGCGCGATCCCCGGCACGGCGCCGACCTACACCGAAGCAACGGATACGTGGTCAGGTGGGACCGCCCCGACGGACGCAGCCGGCTCCGCGCTCAAGCTCGACAGCGACCCGAATCAATACCGCGCGCTGTCGTTGGTGCTCACGAATCCCATCACGTTGCTGATCGCGGGCTACGGGCTGCTGGTCACGCCGCGGCCTGGGATGCCGATGGGGTTCGGGGGGGCGACGTACACGATCAAAAACGTGGACGATCTCAACCCGGCCGGCGACCAGTCGATTCTGTGGACGGTCATCGGGGACGCCGGCTGATGGCGTTCGCGGACGAGTGGAAGCGGATCACGGTCAAGGTCCTCGCCGACACGCAGGCGGTGTTCACGGGTGTCGTCGCCGACGTGAATAGCAGTATCGCCTTCGGCTCCACCGTCACCGGGTCGCCCGGTCAGCCCGTCGATGAGGGAATCCTCAGGGCGAGCTGGGGCACCACGTGGCAATCACCAACAAGCGCGCTGGTGGCGTCCGGTGGCGCTGCGGCTGGCTACAACATGCAGAACGAGGACGGGATCGCGCGGCCCGGAGGAGGGCCGTACATCCAACGGTCGGCGGTTGGCGGCCGGCACTCCGTATCAAAAACAATCGACGGCCTACCGCGCATCGTTGAGGATGTCACGAAGCGGCTCGGGCTCGGCCAATGATTTCCAATTCGGCGGCCCATATCGCGTTGCGCAATCGCGCGCGGAGCCTGGTCGTGGCGACGACGGGATCGATGTCGCTCGCACAGACCACCACCGGGTTCAGTCGCGCGTCGGGCTCGTTCGTTACGGATGGCTTTGTCGCGGGCATGGAGCTCGTACCGGCCGGGTTCTCGACGATCGTCGTCGGGATCATCACGGACGTGCAGGCGTTGACGATGGCGGTCACGGGCACACGGGCCGCGATCGCCGCGGCGGGCTCGCGGTCGCTCACAGTCGGGCTGCCCACGCTGCGCGCGTTTGAAAATCAAATCTTCACGCCCGATCCGCTGCGGCCCTACGTCGTTGAAGAATACTCGCCATCGACGAGTGAGATGGTCGGCTACCCCGACGCGGGGAGCACCATCAAGGAAACGGGCGACTACTTCTTGACGTGGCACGGGCTCACGGCCGCCGGCGCGATCACGGGCGGCTTTGGCGCGGCGGCCCTTCGGCAATGCGTGGACGCGCTCAAGCTGCTTTTCGCGCCGGGAACAATCCTCGTGGCCGGCGCTCACACGGTCCGCGTCCGTCGTAACCCCGCGCCCCAGACGGGCCAGATCATCCCGCTCGCGACCGGGGCCGCGTTGCAGCTCAAGGTGCCTTGGTGGGCGCTGTCACCGAATACGATCGCCGCATGATCGCGCAACTCACGATCTCTCAACAGGACTGATCCATGCCAACGCAAACGGGCGCCAATTTCATCGTAGCGATCAAGACGGAAGGCGCGTCGTTCAACACCGCGCCGGGCGCGACCGGGGCGACGCAACTCCGACTGCTGGACTCGCCGGGGCTGGAACTCGCGATGGCGGAAATTAAATCGGGCGAGCGGCGATCCGACTTGCTCGACACAATGGCGCGCATGGGCAGCCGCCAGGTGACGGGCAGCTACAACGCCGAGATGATCGTTGGCGCGCATGACGTGCTGTTTGAAGCGGTGATGCGCGCGACGTGGGTTGCGGCGGTCGCGATCACCGTCGACGGCGGCGCCGCGCTCACGAGCTTTGAGGTGCTCTCGACCTCGACGTTCCAGTTCGCGGGGACGACGACGCCGATCGTCGCGGGGCTGCGCGTGGGGGATGTGTTCCGCTTCACGAACATGAGCAACGCCGCGAACAACTCAATCAACGTGCGCGTCAAGTCGATCGCCGCGTCGGTCGTCACCGTCCACGGGACGCCGCTCACCGTGCAGGCGGCCGATTCCGCCGCGACGATCACGATCCTCAAGAAGCTGTCGCATCCCACGACGCCGGTTCGGCGCTCGTTCTACGTTGACCAGTACTTCGGGGACATCGATCAGTCGCAGGTATTCGGCGGGGTGCGGTTCCTCGGGATGAAGATTTCGGGCGGGCCGGACGCGATGGCGATGGTGGAGTTCTCCGCGATGGGCGCCTCGATGACGCCGCTCGCCACCGGGGGCTCCTCGCCCTACTTCACGACGCCGGCCCTGCCGACTGGTTCCCCGCTCGTGTTCGCGGACGCCACGATTTCACTCGGCGGCGTGGACATCGCGACGCTGGCCGCGTTCGAGCTCAACTACGGCATCACGGCCGACACGCTCAAGCTGATCGGCGCGACGGTGACGCCGGACATCTACGACAACAAGGCAACGTTGTCGGGGTCGATCTCTGGCGCTCGCTCGGACTTGACGCGGTTGACCGCGTACTCGGCTGAGACGGAGTACGAACTGCACGTCCATCTGGTCGAGCCGGAAGCGGAGCCCAAGGACTGTATCGACATCTACGTGCCGCGCATCAAGCTCACGGGCGTGACGGCGCAGCTCGGCGGCGACGGGGCGATGATCGAGCAAATGAACTGGACGAGCGGCGTGAAGGAAGGGGCGTCCGCGCTCGGCTTCAACACGACGATGATGACCATTCTCACCTCGGCGGCGTAACCGCTCACACTCAACATCTTAGGGATCTCTCATGGAACTCAATTTGACCGCGAGCGGCGCGCCGGCCCAAGTCACGACGGACTTGGCGGCCCAATTCAAGAGCGCGCGGACCGGGCACGAGGGCGCATGGCCCGCGCTGGCAACGCTCCGCGATTACGTGGCGGCCGAGATCGCAAAGGCTGGTGCGCAACCGGGAGCCGAGGCGGTCGTGGTGGCGGTGAAGCTCTCGGTCACCGTGACGGGTGTCGCGCAGGGCAACAGCGGGCGCGCGCAGGGTACGGGAGCGTCGAAGGACAGCGAGTAACGGTAGGTCCCGCGTCCGCGCACACGGGCACGGGGTTGGGCGTTCACGAAGGACCGTCCTACGTCCGTCGTACCTCGACCAGCGGCGCAACGCTGAGAGAGGGCCTGTGCAACGGCGGCGTAGGGCGACCCACCGCAGGGACCCGGAGACGCACACTCCAATGGCATTCGACATCACGGAGAAACGGAAAGAGCTCGCGGCCGAGGACGAAGGGAAAACGTTCCACGTTCACGGGCCAGACGGCGAGCCCGAATGGGACACAAACGGTAACGCATCGTTCGAGACGGACCTCACGCCACCGCGGGCCGGCGAGTTGCCGGTGACATGGACGGTCTGCGGCATCAACTCCGACCGGTGGGGGCAGGCGCAAGCCTGGCAAGAAACGGCGATGCGAAAGTTTCGCGGGCGCGCGCTCACGGATGCCGAAAAGCGCGCGATGTACGCCGAGTTCCTTGCGCGCTGCTCGAAGGGATGCGCGGGGTTCACCCGCGACGGGCAGCCCCTCGAGCATGTGACGGATGCGGAGCTTGATGGTGCGGATCATCGGGCTCGACCAACGCCTGGCCAGGAACTCCTTGAGCGCACCGACGTTCGGCGAGATCGACATCTCGTTGTCGTTCAGCACGACGATGAGATTGGAGAGCTTCATGTACCCGGCGTTGTTGA